CACAAATCAACATATTTAGGATTTGGTTTCCCGTCTACTAATTTTCTTTCAAAGGCAGACATTATACAATAAAATATATAGTATTATTTATATCCATTTCTGAAAATATAATGTTTTTATATAATATAAAATGCACGGTGTTTTAGACTTCCAAGAACTTGTTAAACGCGTTGTTAAATACCTCGTCGAAGGTGTTGTTGTTGCTATTGTTGCTTTCTCTGTACCCAAGAAACAACTAAACATTGAAGAAATAATTGTGATTGCCCTTGTTGCTGCTGCCACATTTAGCATCCTTGATGTTTTCGTCCCCGCCATGGGACAAACAGCACGCACAGGTGCCGGTTTCGGTATCGGAGCCAACCTTGTCAAATTCCCTCGTATCGCTTAAGCATTCGGTAGAATTTTGAAAACGAATATATTATAATATTTTCATACTATATAAATATTATAACCAAAATGGATGATGGATATAAGAATTTAATTATGTTTTATCAAACCTCTTTACGTAACGTGGGGTTATATACTAGTATTTCATTTGGTGCTTTAGGATACAGTCGTTTTTATCGCGGTAAATCAAATAATTACAATATAGGATTAATATTTGTCAGCATAATGTTTGTTATCTTTGCTAGTTTATTAAATTACTTTTTACTGTTAGATATGGATAAATATCATGCTATCTATTTACAAAATAGCGAAGGTGACAAGTCCGATGAAATAAGTAAATGGATGATTGTACCACAAATGTTAATGTTAGTAGAAATGATATTATTATTCTTTGGTCTATACACTCTTTACAATCAGATTATACAGTAGGAAAAAATTGCCAATCTAGTTCTTTACACACTTCTTTCCATATCATATCTTGTTCTAATTGTTTATCTCTATCTTTCATCATAGGTATAAACGGTAAATATTGGGTTTGATCCAATAATACACACAATTGATATAATGTATAAGTATAATTGAAAAAATTAGTTCGGTTCGGCGGACAATGTAGAGCCCATGGACGTTGAATTTCAATGAATAAGACACATAGTGTTTCGTGTAATTCTTCATTCATAAGTGGCGGTTTAATACCGAATAATGAATTAATATATTGTATATGTTCGAAGTATTTGTTTAGATTTAATTTGCGTAAAATATCGCGCATTTTGTTGTAATTTAATTCACGTAGATCTTCTATACGTTCTTTTTTGATACGTTTTTTGATGGCGTCGATCACTTCGTCGGGTATTTGGGTTGTTTCCTTGGCTTGGAATTGCGCTAATATTTCCTTAAAATGATTGAGACGAATATATGCTGTGTAGGATACTTCATTGGGCGGTTCTTTGTTAGTAGGTTTGTTACTATCAACAATATGTATAATATAATTGCCACATTCACTATTGTTGCAAATCATTATACCTTCGTCCTCTTGGGCGATCATTTCTCCAATATTACATATTTCGCATGTATCGCAATTGATTGTGAAGTCGGTGACTTGTAGATTGTCTTGATTCATATTTTTCCAATATTTTTTATACATTTTTTTGGATTCGTTATATTTTTCATCGTCTAATTCTTCGACGGTTTGATTAGATTTTTTAATTTTGAAAAAGGAATGCATGGCTTTGCTGTTTTTTTTCACTTCGTTGGTATTATTTATTTGTTGTTTTTCCTCAAAATAATTGAAAATGATTTTGGAGTTTTCTAGGAAATAATTTTTCTTTTCGTTTTTGTGTTTTTTTATTTTGGAACTAATCTCTTTTAATTTATCTTTCAAATCCATGTATTTATCTATTTCGTGATTTTGTAATTTGCGTATACAATCTTTAATGTTTTGTTTTTCGGATTCGAGATTTGGAATCACTGTATCCTCAAGATGATTAAAATATTCCAACATTTGATCGTGCTTAACATCAATAGATAAAATTTGATGCTGTATTGGAATTTTCTTCGATGTCATTACTAGAAATATATAGATTTTACAATTTATATATTTTTATTCATTAATAGTTTATTTTTTACTTTCAGCTTTTTTTGTTTTGTTTTTGTTTTGTTTTTTTTTGGTTCTCTTATTTTTCTGTTTTTTGTTATTTTTTGTTTTCTTTCCACCTCCGTACTCCATTTGAGTTGATGTCCGCAAAGTAATTTTTGGTTTTATTTCATATATAGGTAAATTATAAATTATATTATTGTTACTATCAAGATCAAAGTACCAATTCTCTAATCCATTAAATAATTGTTCTGTTGTTAACATGTTATTATCTATATTATCATCATTTAGCTCGTTAATAACTAAATTGGCACTTAATAAGAAACATTCATTTAAAATATTAAATTCATATGGATCTAAATTTGGCGATATTATTTGTAATCTCATTTCATTAAATATTTCAAATGTTTGTTGTAATAGTGAATTCGCGCTTTTACTTTTTATTAATAGTTTGGATTTTTTATATGTCCTGGTTGATTCTTTTGTTGTATATACATTTTTAGAACTCGTTTCAGTATTAGTAGTAGCAGTAATAGTAGCTGATTTATTGTCCTCCCTCTTTCTTTTAACATTACCACCTAATATCATTCCTGATCCTAGAATTATTTCTATTTCTTTTAATATTTTAAAACCACCTAACATTTTTCGTATATATATATTTTCAATATCCAAATATCCACGGTTTATATAAACTTTGGTTTCACTTTGTAATGACAGTAATATTTTTATAATATTTTCTAACTCATCTTGTTCCAATAGTTTTCCGGGATACAGTAATACATCTTTACTCATAATACTGATACTTTTCCCTATCTCATTTAATGTTTCTAATAAAGATGTTGCTTTTTCAATAGTATCTTTTTTATAAGCATCCAAATCTGTAATTATTGTAGTTGTTTCTATAATTTTTTGCAATACATATATATTTTTAATTACCGAAATAAAATATTTTACTTTATATTCTTCACTAGTTTCTACCCACTCTCCATTAATGGATAATACCATCAACTTTATTTCTTTTTCTTTCCATTCACCACGTTTTGTTATTGTTTGTAATACTTCTAAATGATTATTTAATGACTTATTAATGACGGCTTTCTTTTTTTTTAACCATGTGTGCCATTCAATATCTATTATACTAGCATAGGTTTTATCATCGAACCACTTAATCGAAGTATTTAATATCCTATTAAAATTTTTTTTATATTTTTCTACCTCTATTGAAAATTGTCTTTCTTGTTCTATATATAACACCTTACGCTTAAGGATTTTATAATAATCTATTGGAATTTGTTTAAATTGGTCAATAGTGATACCTATAACATTCAAATCTTTTTTAGTATCTTCATCGAATTCCTGTAAAATTTCAAATATAACTTCTCGTGTATTTTTATTTGTTGATTTTGGTTGATATATTTCAATAATAAAATCTTCTCTTGTTCCTGAATCACCTATCATGTAACAGTCCCGGGATGTTAAACCATAATCAAATAGAAATTTATCTAATGTTATACAATAACAAGGTGTTTTCAATTTATCAGTTAGCATTTTTGCATCAAGTAATCGTATTTGGTCGCCAATTGTTTTTAATGACATAGCTATAGTAATTTTATTCATATTATTCAGATCGTTTTTAAATAAACTATTAACAGCTTTAATTACTTCTTCTATATTATTTGTAATAATATCATGATTATTTATCGGTTGTATCCGTTTTTTATGTTTTAAACATGAAGTAAATATATTAAATTTTTTTTCAAATAAATTGCTAGTTATATATATCGATATATCCATGACACTAGGTACATTTTTTCTATCAATTATATAAGTTGTATCTGCTTCTCTCGGTGGTTTTAATGGTTCATATGTAGTTTTATTATATTTATGTCGTGAAAATATAAATCTTACATCGTCAGAGTCAGAGCCAGAATAAGTGTCAGGAATAATTGTCAAGTCAATGCGGTCTTGACCACCTTTTAAGTAACAAAATACTAGATCCATAGATATAGGATTATTGTCTTTATCATTACCAAGTAATACTAGTTGTTCATTATTGACAGAACTAGGATCTAATCCGTCACCATAAATAAATTTAGACTTTTTACCACCAAACATAGGTTTTAAAATGTCATCTTTTGTTATATGTGTAGCATCAATAGTATAATTAGCTTTATTCAATTCGAATAAGTTTGTTATTTTATCTCGTATTTCTGATCCAAAAAATGTATTTTTTAAAACATCTTTATGTCCAACATGTATTCTATATAAACAATGGTCTATACCACGTTTTAGTTGTTTTTTTATTTTTTCTTCCCATTTCTCATCATCGGTTACATAATAATTACATGTATACGGAGCTTTTGTTGTATATTCCACTGGTATACCTTTACTAAAAAACGAAGCACTTTTAATGGTAATGTTTGAATATGCTTCAAAAAATTCATTATTTTTTAATGGAGAAGTATAATTAATTATTTCATGAAGAACATTAGGACCTGATTTTATTTCTTTTGTAATATTTGTATTTGGGTTTTGTGTTGTTTTTGAAATTCTTCCATAAATTCCATATGCTCCTGATAAAGCGTGTATAGTATCAGCAGGTGTAATGACACTTCGTTTTTGATCCTGAAAATCGTGTCTTCCGTCTATCATACGATTAGTACGTATTTCATCATTACGTATTTCATCATTACCTTGCTCGTCAGTTCTTTGTATAGCACTTTGTATACTCATATGTTTAATATAATATTATATACTATTATAACAAAAAAAGCGTAAAATATACAATAAAATAAAATCTCATAATGTATAATGCAAAATATAACAACAGAATTAAAGACCCAGCCAAAGGCCATTGAAATAAGTCAAAAGAAATTCCAAAAGATGATTTTCTTGACAAATGCGATTGAGGACGGTTGGACCATTAAAAAATCCGGCGATAATTATATCTTTTCAAAAAAGCACGAAAATAAAAAAGAAGTATATCAAAAAACATATTTAGAGAAATTCATACTTACCAATCAAGAACTTAATAATATCCAAACATCCTAAATCAAAATTAGCTATTTTCGCATCGCACACATTTATCACTATGTGCCATCGGTTCACATACGTCATTACACAAACAACATCGAATCAATTCATAATTCCACAGTTTCATTATTTTATCCGGTGAAATATCGTCATTTTCCATTTCAAATATTTCGTATTCTGTTTTTCCATATTCTTCCATCATCACCTTCCATTCCGTATGACATTTATAACAAGTTCCCCAATCTCCATATTCATTTCTATTATTTATATCAAGTTTTTTTTGTATTTGACAATCGTGACACATTCTCCCTTTACAGTAAAAACACCGAGCACATTCTTTTTGTTTTTTACAACAATTGCATAAATTCATTCTATCAGACTTTCAAATAATTTGTATTTCTATATTTATGATTCGTATTATCTATAATTCAATTTTTCCTTTGCATTTAGCAAATGAAAAATAACAAAAATATACAAACAAAAAATATAATTACAACAAACGAAAACCACTGTCACAGTCACTTTATTTAGGAAAACACTATTTTAGAAAAAAAAGTTAATTATTCGTATTTCTTTGAAATTATTTTCTTTAGACATAATATATAGAAGAAAATGGGTGGAGCTCTTATGCAACTCGTCGCCTATGGCGCTCAAGACGTCTTCCTTACAGGAACCCCAGAAATCACTTTCTGGAAAGTCTCATACCGCAGACACACAAACTTTGCTATGGAATCAATCGAACAAACATTCTCCGGTCAAGCTGACTTCGGTCGTCGCGTAACATGTACCATCAGCCGTAATGGTGATCTTGCTTACCGCACCTACCTCCAAGTCACTCTTCCTGAAATCAACCAAGATCTTCATGCCGGTGATGTTTTTGCTCGTTGGTTAGATTTCCCCGGTGAACAACTTGTCGCCCAAGTCGAAATCGAAATTGGTGGACAACGCATCGACCGTCAATACGGTGACTGGATGCACATCTGGAACCAACTTACTCTTGCCGCCGATCAACAACGCGGATACAACAAGATGGTTGGTAACACAACACAATTGACTTATCTTGTCGATCCTTCATTCGAAGATGTTGCTGGACCCTGTGCTGGTGCCGGTTCAGTCGGACAAGTTTGCGCTCCCCGCAAAGCCCTTCCCGAAACAACACTTTATGTGCCCCTTCAATTCTGGTACTGCCGCAACCCTGGTCTTGCCCTTCCCTTGATCGCCCTTCAATACCACGAAGTCAAGATCAACATTGACTTCCGCCCCATCGGTGAATGTTTATGGGCTGTTTCAGGTTTATCTGCCGGTTCAGTTTCAGCTGCTTACCAACAATCCCTTGTTGCTGCTTCACTTTATGTTGACTACATCTTCCTTGACACTGATGAACGCCGCAAAATGGCCCAAAATCCTCATGAATACTTGATCGAACAAGTCCAATTCACAGGTGATGAATCCGTCGGTTCATCCTCCAACCGCATCAAACTTAACTTCAACCACCCATGCAAAGAACTTGTCTGGGTCGTTCAATCTGATGCCAACGTTGACTACTGCGCTTCTCTTGAAGCTGGTGAAAAATTACACAATCTTTATGGCGCCCAACCATTCAACTACACAGATGCTCTTGATGTCTTACGTAACTCAATCACTGAATTCGCTACTGCTGCCAATGCTGCTGATATGATCAATGGTGATGCTTTCGCCCATGGCGCTGTTGTTGATGCTGATACTTCTTACAACTCCACAGTTGGTGATGCCACATCATTCGTCCTTGCCGAATCAGCCCTTGACATGCACTGCTGGGGTGAAAACCCTGTTGTAACAGCCAAGTTACAACTTAACGGACAAGACCGCTTCTCTGAACGTGAAGGTTCATACTTTGACGTCGTCCAACCCTTCCAACACCACACACGTGCCCCTGATGCCGGTATCAACGTATACTCATTCGCTCTTCGCCCCGAAGAACACCAACCATCAGGAACATGCAACTTCTCACGTATTGACAACGCTGTCTTACAACTTGTCCTTTCATCCAACACTGTCTCTGGTACAAACACTGCCAAGGTACGTGTCTATGCCGTCAACTACAACGTCCTTCGTGTCATGAGTGGTATGGCTGGTGTTGCTTACAGCAATTAAGCGCTCGGTCTTCTATAAGATAAAAATGCTATAAAATAATTTATTAATAATGTAAATTATTTTGTTAGAAGAAAATATCCGTATATATTAAGTTATGGCTTTACCACCAATATACACATTTAATAAAAATGACGTTCAAGATAAATTACAATCTATATTAAAAATACGTTTATATAACAAACAGAAATATGGAGAAGTATTTACTCCGGAAGATATTATTAATACTATGTTGAAGACTCTTCCAAATAATGTATGGTATAATCCTAATTTAAAATGGTTAGATCCATGTTGTGGGATCGGAAATTTCTTTATTGTTGTTTATATGAAATTGATGGAAACTTTGGAAAAACAATTTCCCAATCGCGAAAAAAGACATTCACATATCATTGAAAACATGTTATATCAAGTTGAATATAATAAAAACAATTACAATGTTGCAAAACATATATTTGGTAATAAAGCGAATTTAGTATTTGGAGACTTTTTAAAAATGAAAATCGGGAACCTATTTAATATAACACACTTTAATATCATTTTAGGTAATCCTCCATATAACAGTCTAGGTACAAAACATTATGGTATTAAGAATTTATATGTGGATTTTTCAGTGAAATCGTTTGATATTATGCAACCCAATGGATATTTATTATTTATTCATCCATCCGCATATCGTATAAATAATCATAAAATACAAGGTCCAAATGTGGATTTAAATGATATCTATACAAATAAACAAATCATGGAAATTCACATGTATTCACAAGCACAAACAGCAAAAATAATGGATATCATGATGAATATAGATATTATATTAATACGCAACACTGAAAATTCAAAATCACATAAAACAAAAATAGTGGATATCCATGAAAAACAAAGTATGATACATATTGAACCAAATACATTGATTCCTAATTATGGGTTTACTGTACTAGATAAAATGAAGCAAAAAACGAGTCAAGTAGGTTCTCAAATACCTATAAAATTAACGAGTGAAAAGCACGCACAAAATCATAATGTAAAAAAATCAAAATATCCGAACATCCATACTATTGTATCAAAAGGTAAACGTATTTGTTTTTCGGCGGAACCTCATTCAATGATGCGCGTCCCAAAAATGATAATAAACGGAATAGGAAGTCATAATTATGTGTATGATGACAAAGAAGGAAAATATGGTGTAACACAGATTCCCGCCGTAGTTCTCAATCCTTCAAAGAATACAAAGACTTTAATACAATCCAGTTTATTTCATTATTTGGTAAATGCAACTAAAATAATAGGTAATAATATTTCTTTGAAATTACAAGATTATTTACCAGAAATACGGGATAAAATACCATCCATAACTGATTTGTATCGTTATTTTGGGTTCTCAAATTCTGAAATAAAAGACATTGAAAATGTGGATATACCAGAATTTGTGAATCGTGATATCGAAAGTTGCTATAATGAAAATAAAATGATGAATAAGACGGCATATAAAAATAAAAAACAAAAAATATTCGCAAATAAGACACGTAAAGTGGTAAAAGTAAATGATTCACTCTATTGATTTTGTATGTCATTTCAGACGTTTTGTATTGTAATGGAAGTATCAATACAAAAGAAATAAAATAAATGGTATAAAAACGTGGTTTCTTAATATTGTATATTATGGTTGTTGATACAATGTCACAAACATTTCAAGGATTTCATTCTTGTGATATTGAAGCAGTGTGTAATAACATTGAATCAATGAATGTAGTACAAATGGAAGGAGTCCATTTTGATGATGTATTAAAAACAATGGAAAAAATGTTGGAAATTTTTTCACAAAAGAACAAAAGACAGTATTACGAACCAACCTTTGCCAAACTCAAAGAAATCATCGATAATGTTGAACCGTGGTATACTCCAAATATGGTAACTATGTTATGTAATGTAATAAAGAATTCAATGCGTACACAAAAAGAATATGCATATAAAGTATTGGAGTACTTGATTGAAAAGAACAGTCTACAAATTAGAAGTTCCATGCCGGAATTAGTACCATTTGTTTGCGGTGACGTAAATGATGTAATTCAAAATATTAAAATCACGGCACGTAGCACATTAGATAAATTATTAAAATGTAGTGGTAATAGTGATTTGGATGCGTTTATTCCAATTGTGTTACAAGGATTAAAAGATCATAATGTTATTTACGATGCGATTGAATCATTGGCAAGTTGTGTATTCGTTCAAAATGTAGAAGCTCCCGCGTTGGCAATTACCGTTCCTATTATAATGCGTGGTTTGAATGATAAAAAGACAGCAACACGTCGTCTAACTTGTGTAATTGTAGATAATATGTGTAAATTGATAGAACATCCAAAAGAAGTATTGCCTTTTTATACTTCTTTGAAAACCGCATTGGAACGTTGTAATGATTCAATGAGTGATCCCGAGGCTCGTAAAGTAAGTGCTCGTGCGTTGAATACATTAAAGGAGTCGTGTTTAGATAACGAAAATACAGTGTTTCATAAAACAGTAGATGATTTTAAAAACATGTTTCAGGAAATAATAGGTTCAAAGGGTATTGCTACAAACATCCAATCGAACGATTTTTACAATATTTGTTTATTGACAACGAATATGTGTAATACACATTATTTTGACAAGGATACATGGACTGCTATGTATGAGAAACATCAACAAAAGGAATTATTAGATATTGGTTATGAATATGCCAAATCATCATTTATTGTAAAAGAGAATATATTCGAAGATACAGAAGAAGGTAAGGATTTATATAAAGGTGAATTTTCATTGGCATATGGAGCATTGACATTGTTAAATAATACTCATTTACATTTGAAACAAAATCGTTTTTATGGATTATTGGGTCCAAATAATTGTGGTAAAACAACATTGATGCGTGCGATTGCCAACGAACAAGTAGAAGGATTTCCCAAAAAGGAAGAATTACGAACCATTTTCGTAGAGCACGAAATTCAAGAAATAGAAGTGGGTGAAGACGAAAAGGGTTTCCCAATACTAAACATTGATTTATGTGGTATAGATTGGGTAGTTCATTGTTGTAACGTGGTTTATGACATGTCTCCTCCAGTAACACCCGAACAGGTAGAAAAAGTAATGGAAGATATTGGTTTTGGATATGCGAAGAAGGATGTTGGAAAGGATCGTGCTGCTGATATGGGTATGGGAATTACAACATATTCAGGAGGTTGGAAGGTGAAGATGCAGTTATGTGCGGCAACACTAATGAATGCGGATATTCTCATGTTGGATGAACCAACCGGTCATTTGGATGTTACCAATATTGCTTGGATTAAGAATTGGTTGAAGGATTTTATGACAGGTGGTGGTTCTATTATTGCGACATCACATGATTCCGGTTTTTTGAACGAGATGTGTACGCATTTGATTGATTTCCAAAATCGTAAATTAAAGATGTTTACTGGTGAACGTGGTGTGGTATTAAAGGAGTTTGTTGATAAATTCCCAGAAAAGAAGAGTTACTTTGAATTGAGGAATGATGTCGTCAAATTTAAATTTCCGGAACCGGGACCTTTGGAAGGAGTAAAGAGTATGTCAAAGACGCTTCTTAAGATGTCTAATGTGACATTCCAATATCCTACTCGTGATACACCGACAATATTTGATATCAATTTGGAATGTTCGCGTATATCTCGTGTAGGTGTTATAGGCGCGAATGGTGCGGGTAAATCAACTGCTATTAAAATCCTAATTGGCGAATTGAAGACGAATCAAGGTATTGTTACAAAACATCCAGATTTGCGTATGGCATATATCGCACAGCATGCGTTCCATCACTTGGAGAAACATTTACATAAAACACCCACCCAGTATATTATGTGGCGTTTTGCGGGTAATGAGGATAAGGAAGGATTGGATAATATTAATAAGGGCGATGAAGATCAAGAAAATATTAAAAAATACTATTTGTCTACTACTGAAGTGGGTATAGAATTGAATTTATGTGAAACAACATCTGATGAAAAGAAGGCAGTTATGCCGGAATCAATATCAGCACGTCGTGAAAACAAGAAAATGAAAGTCAAGGAGTATGAAGTAAAATGGAAGGGTAAACCCGAGGATATGACAATGTGGGTTAGTCGTGATATTTTGATTCGTATGGGTGCGATTCGCATGGTTCAACGTCATGATGAAAAGGAGGCGGTTATGGCTGGTGTTGCATCAAAGACATTGACAACAAAGGATATTGAAAAGCATTTTGCTGACTTTGGTATAGATCAAGAACAAGCAAATCATACACTTATCAAATCTTTGTCAGGAGGTCAAAAAGTAAAGGTGGTGTTGGCAGCATCATTGTGGCAAAATCCTCACTTGGTAATTCTTGATGAACCTACTAACTATTTGGATCGCGATGGTTTGGGCGCGCTAACACAAGCAATTCACGATTTTGAAGGCGGTGTTGTCATTATTTCGCATAACAAAGAATTTACAAATGCGGTGACAACTGAAAAGTGGATTATGGAGAAAGGACGATTGAGAAAGGAAGGTGAATCTGTTGAAAAGAAGGAAGAAGGTAACAGTGAAATAAAACCACGCGAAGAAACGGTATTTGATTCTTTTGGTAATGAAGTCAAGGTTGAACGTAAGATAGCAATGACAGACAAAGAAAAGAAGCGCGAAATTAAATCACTACAAAAACAAATAAAAGATGGACGTAAAAAGAAAACATTGACAGAGGATGAGATTGCTGTATTGGAAGAGAAATTAGAAAAATTACAAGGCGAAGACTAAAAGACGAAGACTAAAAATATATTATTTCTCATGATTTATTATATATCTTCAAATAAATATAAATATTCGTTATATTTATTTTGTATAAACCAATGACAACATTAATTAAAACAAATAACAGTCAAAATGATTTATTATTAGAGAGCTTAATGGATTTTTATCAAAAAAAAGAGATGTTAGATAAAATGATTCATGTGATAAATGGTGAAACAAAAATTTCCTTACGTATTATAGATTGGTTTGTTACCAATTATTCCAAAATGTATTATGTAGTATATATGAATAATGGAAAACGGTTTAAAGTATTCCATGAATATAAATTGAAATTGAAGGCATATTCAAAACGGCGATTTGATCCTTTTTGTAGATGGGAACGTATTGTGATACCATATGACGATAAACATAATATGGAAACTACCATCGGACAATTGAATTTTTTCAGATGGGCTTTGGAAAACAACATTATAGAATATATCGAGCAACATTATCAAGAAATCGAAGATGATATGAATAAACGCAATAGTACATCAAGGAAAAAACAGTCAACGGATAATACAAAAACACGTAAACGTCGTGAAGAATTATCTATTTCTGCTTGTAAATGTATTAAAAAAGAGAACGTTCAAATTGTTGTATCGTTTAATTAGTATTCAATATGGATTGATTCCTCATTGTATTCGTAAAAATATTTTAAATGTGTAAAAACATTTAAATAATAATTAAATATTTATGTATATGCCAAAATATTTAGTATGTATATTGTGTTCTAGCAATATTCGTTTGTTAAATGAATCAGTAAATAGCGTTATAAATCAACAACATTTTCATGATTATGGAATATTTATTATAGTAAATACATTGAATGAATTATTTTATCGCGATGTTTTGAATGAATATGGTTCTAATAATCATTCGAAAATAAAAAAGGTTATTCGTACCGAGTCAAATGGATATCCAGGAAAAGGACATAATTCTGTATTGTCTATATTTTATAATCAAAAATCTTATGATAATTTGGTTATGTTAGATGGTGATGATTTTTTATATCCGTGTGGTTTGAATCGCATTAATAATGTAATGCAAACTCAAAAATCGGATGTAATTGCCCTTGTTGGAAATACAAAAATAAATTTGAAATATACAAACTTTACACGAAGCAATAATTTAACTAATTCAAATTTATTATACAATTTAAACAAAGGATATGAAATACATCATATAAAAAATATTGTCAAAATTTGTGATGACTATAATAAATTACTTATTACTCCATATCGTTTAATGTGTATGAATAGAAATTTATTAGAAAAATACAGTAAATTATATGATGAACGAATGTTTGTATATGATGATTTCCTGACTACTGTGATATTGTATAAAGAATTACAGAATAATGACTATAATATTACATTATTGAATGACTCGTATATTTATTTATATAATGCAGTCAATGAGGATAGTGTATCTTTAAAATATAATAATATTGCAAAGATTAGAAATGATAATTCGGATACAAAAAATAAATTGCTTATTCTTGAAGAATTTGGTATAAAAAGAGAAGAATATGATTTGACGACTTTAAAAATCATACCATATAGCAGCATTTTACAAAATAATATTGATTTGAATCAAATGTCACGTTTTTATAAAAAAATGATTGTTAAATTACAACAATTAATGCCAACGATATTGCCAAATAAAAATATATTATTTATTGATTATCATACATGGGATTATGATACGATAAAACAACGCGCGTTAGGAGGGACTGAATCCGCCATATATCATGTTTCAAAAATATTATCGGAAACGTGCAAATACAATGTGTTTGTTATGACGAAGATGAATAAAACCACACAAGTAAGTAAATATCTAACTTATCTACATTTAAATGAAAGTGTAATACAACGGATTGTGCCCGATATAGTCATCTTTCAAGGTACATGTCCGCTACCACGTTCCTTTTTTGAAGAAATTAACAATGAAATACAAATATGGTTATGGTGTCATCATAATACAACAGTTGAATTTGTTGAAAATCATTTTAAAAGTGATAAGTATAAATACGACAAATATATTTTTGTAAGTAAATGGCAACAGAATAAATATATACAGTCATTTAAATTAGAACATAATAAATGTATTGTTATGCCGAATGGAATATCTGAATTAGTTGAAACAAGATCATTAGATTTAAATAACAAAGAAAAGTGTCTCATATATTTTAGTACACCATATAGAGGATTATTGATAGCTTATTTTTTATTTCAAGAAATTAAAAAACAAATACCTGATATAAAGTTTAAAATATTTTCTTGTTTCAGTAGAGAAGAATATAATAGTAAAACTGAATATTTACCAATTAAAAAGGTTGAAGATTTAAAAACACACGATTTGGATGTACTATACAAACCTATATATACATTGTTATTAGAAGATCCCAATATAGAATACTATGGTTCTGTCCCACAAATGGTATTATTTCAACATGTAAAAAAATCAATGGTATTTTTCTACCCAAATACATATGAAGAAACGTGTTGTACGAGTATATTAGAATCAATGGCATATAGATGTAATATAGTTTCATCTGAAATTGGTGCTATTCCTGAAACATCTAATAGTTTTGCTTATTTATTTAATCCTTGTATTGATATATCGCTTTCAAACGCATCTACTGATGAAATTATTTATAATCCTATAAATTATACAGATGTATCAAACAAATATAAAGAAGATATGATAGGAGAAACAATCAATATAATAAATAATTATTATAGCGATTATAATCAAGAATTATTAGATAATCAACAGAACTATATTGATAATTGTAATTGGAAAAAAAGAGTAGAATTAATATTACCTTATATAGAAGAATAGTTTCGACATAATTGGATAAGACCGGATCCCGGGGCGGTGGGAACGACGGGGCTGCGGGGGGAAGGGCGACTTAACAAACAAATTCGATTGCTTCTTTTAACCATTTTTCCATATAAGTAATATTCGTATCTGAATGTATATCATCTTTATTATTGTTTGTGTCAATAATGAGTAAATTATCTTTGTGTTCGTAATTATCAATCCAAGTTTTATGATAAGAATGACATTTTTCCAAATAATCTAGTGGTATTCCTTCTTCCCCTTGACGATTTCTGGAATTTATTCTATTTTGACAAGTTTCAGGAGATGCATTAATATATATTAATCCTTTTGTTGGGAAATCATTTCTATATAATTCGTAAAATTGTAAATAAACGTTATAATTTATTGTTTCTATTTTTCCTTCGTCGTGAAGCATTTTTGCAAATATATTATAATCCGCCTCTAATGAGCGTTCACAAATTATAATCTTGGCATCGGGTTTTTTTCGCATTTCTTCACGCAATTTTAATAGTCTAGTTGCGAATGCCATTACTTGAAAAGGAAACGCATATTTATCTTGGTCTTTATAAAATTTTACTAACATATTTGTGCCTTCTTCATCGTGTATTTTTTCCCACATATCAAGTGGTTCAGTAGCAAATAATACATTTTCGTTATTTTTCAATTTCTCTTTCATATATTCGAGTATAGTTGATTTACCAGCACCAATATTTCCTTCTATAGAATACACCTTATATTCAGACCCATCATATTTCATTATTGTATTATAATAATAAAATAATTCTATTGATTTTAACCAATTCAATTTTTACAACCAACGGCTACATGGACGAATAATTTGAAAACAATAATCGACTTGGTTTTATGGTGTAGGTTTTATAATATTCTGTCGGGTTTATACATTAGTATATCTAATGTTTCGGTTGTTGTTTGGAAATTTTTTTCACCATATATATCCTGTAATAATAACCATTCAAATAATCCACCGCGATATACATATACATTTCTAAATCCTAAATTAATTAATTGTTTTGATTTTAAATCTACACTTGGATCACAACAATTTTTACCATATAATACAATTTTATTACTGTATCTGTAGTTATCCATTAAATTATTAATAATTGTTGTTTCTTCATTAATATGTTTCGTATTTAATATTAGACAGGATTGCATATTTTCAGGTAATGTATTTATTAAAATATATTCACTTGAATTATTAATAATTTTTTGAACGTCCTGAAAATTAACATCTTGTATATTTGTTTTTGTATTAAAAAATTGTAACATCTAATATTTTAAACGAAAACCATTTATATTTTTTATTTTCAAAATGAAAAATTGAATCAATATATAGATAAAATAATATTGTAAATAATATACCAAGTAACAACAATGGATTTAAGACAAATAAAGTTAACGCGTTTAGAGTGGAATACAATTGAGAAGCCTGTTTCCCAGGAAGAGAAACAAATTTTGACGATGATTGACAAGGGTTATTATGATGTTGACATACATTATAACAATCATACTTCAATGTTATTATTTTTGAAAATTAATAACAATTTTGACAGTATGCATTACTATTTGTATGATAAATATTTCAATAAAATAATTAATAAAATAAAGAAAAGATATTATCCTAATTTGGAACTGTCGTTTGAAACACAAAAAATACAAAAATTAAATAGTACAGACAGTATTAAAGTTCAAAATCTAGACGATAAAATCGCAGAAAATAAACAATACATTTTTGAATATATTTTGTTAGATTTATGCTCGTACATATTAAAATACATTAATAAAGGTAAAACAACTTACACATCCTATTTATACTCATTAATACAAATACAAAAATCGTCTATAAAACATATTAATATATATGTTATAGATTTTATTAAAAAAGTAATAGAAATTGGTTCAAAAAATGTAACAACAAAAGATATTTTGAAGAATGCTGTGGATTATATAGAACGTAATGATTATATAATGAAATACAAGGATAAAACATTGTATAAACATCAAAAAGACATTTATGAGATTTTCAAAACAAAAAAACATCATCCGAAATTAGTTTTATATTCTGCACCCACTGGTACTGGAAAAACAATGACACCAATTGGTTTATCAAACGAACATAAGGTAATTTTCGTTTGTGTGGCACGACATATTGGGTTGGCATTGGCAAAGTCAGCAATTACTATGGGAAAAAAAATAGCATTCGCATTTGGTTGTGATGAGATTTCCGATATTCGTTTGCATTATTATGCTGCGAAAGATTATATTAAACATTCCATCAATCCTATAACAAAAAGGTGTTATTGTGGTAATCCAGTATGTAAAAAGGAGGGACGAGACATTAAATATAAGGACGGAACAAAAAAGATTGATAATACAAATGGTTCTAATGTGGAAATTATTATTTGTGATGTGCGTTCATATATCACTTCCATGAAATATATGATGAAATTTAATCATGTGGATGAAATAGTAACATATTGGGATGAACCAACCATTACACTTGATAATGAAGAACATGAATTACATGAAACAATTAAAAACACTTGGCAAAATAATGAAATACCAAATGTGGTTTTATCTTGTGCTACATTACCAAAACAAACCGAAATTGGAGCTGTCATTGAATATTTCAAACGGACATATTCCGGTGCGGTTATTTATGATGTGAATAGTTATGATTTTGCGAAGACTATTCCAATATTATCAAAAGATAGTATTTGTATGACACCACATAGTATGTATGAAAAATATGATGATTTAAAAATATGCGTGGAATATTGTAAAAATAATAAAACATTATTACGTTATATTGATTTGGATGATATCGTACAATTCATTTATTTTGTAAATAAGAATGAATATATACATGAAGCATGTAAATTTGAAAATCAGTTTGATAATAATATTGGAAATATTACAATGAATACCATTAAAGAATATTATTTATTGTGTTTGGAAAACATAAAAGAAGAATATTGGGACACAATATATACCCATATAAAGCAAAATGAAAAATGTAAATTTGCGAATTATAATTTGAAACGCACAACATCATTACCAAGCGATCAAAGTAATAATGATTTATATAAATCCACAGAATTAAGACGAACACAAAGTGTGTTTGAAATTGAAAAGCCGAAAAATGACAAAAAATGTAGTGTATTATTTACGACACAGGACGCGCATACATTAACAGATGGACCCACAATATACTTGTGCGAAGATGTGAATAAAATATGTAAGTTTTACGTTCAACAATCGCATATACCAATACCAGAATTCCAGAAATTATTGGCGAAAATAAATAAAAATAATATATTATCAAAAAAGATTGAGTCATTAGATAATGATATAAAAAGGAGGGAAGAAATGACAAGCAATAACGATGATGATACAGGAAAAATAAAGGTGGTTGAAAAACGTCATGTGGATAAAGAAACACAGCAAATGATGAATGAAGTTGATAAATTGCGAAAACAAGTGTTATACATGTCATTAGATCATCAATATATCCCAAATAGTGTACCTCATCAAGAAAAATGGGTTGGTAATGTTATTCCAAACGCATTTAATCCAACTATATCAGAGGACAATGTAAAAGACATTATGTTGCTTAATATTGATAATAGTTATAAAATATTATTATTGATGGGTATTGGTGTATTATTGGAACATCACCATCAAGATTATAATGAAATCATGAAACGTATGGCTGAAGAACAAATGTTATTTATGATAATTGCGTCGTCGGATTATATTTATGGAACGAATTATCAGTTTTGTCACGGTATATTAGGAAAAGACTTGGATAATATGACACAACAGAAAACGATGCAGGCATTAGGAAGAATAGGAAGAAATGCGATTCAACAAGAATATACTGTTCGTTTTCGAAATGATGAATTAGTGTATAAATTATTTAAAACACAAGAACATAATACAGAAGCAATTAATATGAATAAGTTATTTGGGTAAATATAATTATCTAATTAATACAAAGATAATTTATAGTATAGATTAATATGGATTATAGTGAATATGCAAAGATATTTATGATTTCACAATTTACTAATGGTAGTATCAAGGATAACCATTATATTGTCATATTGATGCTACTTTTTTTCATGGTATATAAAAACAATGACATTCGTGATATCTATTATAAAATATGTAATACAATTTACATCTCTAATAAAATATCATATGAAGGCACAAAAACATCAATAACGAATTGGAATGGTCCATTAACAACATCAAATTATTCAGACGAATTTGTTGCTTTATTTGAATATATTTTAAATAATTGTTGTTATGATACAAATTACATAAATGAATTAGAATATATGTATAGCAATGTCGTACAAAAAAGTGATGAAATGAATATTAATGGTTTTGATAATGATGGTATATATATTATTACTCAAAAACATCCATTCATTATTAATAAACATATCAATGGTTTTGTGGAAATAAAGGAAACAACCAGTGATAATACTAAAAATCAAAGTTCTTGTATTATGCATAAAACGATTGTAATCACCATATCCTCTTATACATACGATATAGGCAAATTAAAAAATTTTGTAAATAATTTATGTGATGATTATCAAAAAAAAATGACACAAAAACGAAATAATAAAAAATATGTTTACAGATTAATATCAAATAACTACGAAGAAGAAGTATACGATTGTTGGAAAGAAACATCATTTGAAAGTTCACGTACATTTAAAAATATATTTTTTAACGACAAAGAAAAAACAATAAAGAAGATTGATTTCTTTTTAAATAACAAACAATGGTATTATGATAAAGGGATTCCATATACACTTGGGATAGGTTTACATGGTAATCCGGGTACAGGAAAAACATCATTTATAAAAGCATTGGCGAATTATACAAACAGACATATTATTACATTGTCATTTAAAACAATTAAAACGATTAAACAATTGGATACATTTTTTTATGAAAAGGTCTATTGTCATAATAATAAGAAAAATCCGATTGGTTTTGATAAGAAAATTATTGTTTTTGAGGATATTGACTGTGCGGATGAAATTGTTTTTTCACGTGAAGCAAAAAAAGATGTTAAAACACAGAATGTTATAAAGAAAACACAAATGACTGAAAATGATATCGAAAATGACTGTAATGATATACTTGAAGGAAATAAACATGGAAAAGCAAAATTTACACCGTCAAATGATAACAAAATAAAAAACGATGATGACAAAATCACTTTGGATGATATTTTGAATGTGTTTGATGGGATATGCGAAACGCCTGGACGCATCATCATTATTACATCAAATCATTATGATAAATTGGACCCAGCTTTGATTCGTCCTGGTCGTATTGATATAACAATGGAAATGCAAATGATATCCAAATCGTCATTATCAGATTTTTTTAAATTTTATTACGAAAAACCAATTGATGAGACCATATTATCTAAATATAGTGAAAATAAAACTCCTGCAGAAATTACAAATTATTTTATCCAAAGTAATAATGATGAAACAATATTTTATAATCTGTTACAGTGTTGATTGAAAATAATATAAAAAAGTATAAAGAATGATTTATGATAATATATATAATGTTGTTTACATCACTATTATTGATTACCGGTATTTTATTTTCTCAAGCTCATCGTCGTTACTCGAGTAACAATAATTCTACTTCAAAAGAAGTATCAACCATCGTTCTCTATAATAAACAATCGGAATGTGATGTTGCTGATTATTTGAAACACGCCGGTTTCTCATCCAGTCAGATTCCTACCATGGTATGCATTTCTAAATATGAAAGTTCATTCAATTGCGATGCTACGAACGAAAATACGGATGGTTCAACCGATTACGGATTATTCCAAATCAATAGTTATTATTGGTGTTCCGGAGATCCCAATTCAAAGTATAATGAATGTGGGATATCTTGTAGTAGTCTATTTGATTGCCAAAAAAACGCGAATTGCGCGCATACTGTATATAGACAACAAGGTTATGACGCTTGGTATGGATATCAATACCACAAATCTGAATGCGATAATTATACTATTGATTGTTAAAGGGTTCATATAATATCAACTATTTTTGATATTATAATATTTCATAATACTAGGTATTTCACAAATACTAGGTTATTTCACAAATACTAGGTTATTTCACAAATACTAGGTTATTTATAGCATTTTTTTATAGTCAACTACATATGGATTACCTTGTAAGGCTGATGTAATTGAATTGTCATTGCGTTCGTTACTTATTCCAGAAAATAATTTATTGTTGTGGTGTGATGAAACACCCATTGAAGACATACTTGGTGCTTGTGTAGGCATTGTTGCTGTCAATGCACGACTATTTTTCAAATGTGTATCACGATGGGCTTGTTTCATATTGATACTGTGATTAGCTAATTTCATGTTTCCTGGTACCATACGACCTTTGATGGTTGAACTCTTGATATCATTGTTACGTTGATTATATTCCGCTTCATACGAACGCATTTCTTGTGTGCGGTCTCCAGCACCGGCAACTCCCGAGTAATAGAAATCACCTGTTTTTGTACGAGCATTATTAACGGGTTGATGTTCGGTAACCATATAAGCATCTCCATTTTGTTGTCTATTAATATTCAAATGAACTTTATTTTCCAATGTTTCACGGTGTGTTGTGGGTGCTTTTTGTGAAGGATCATATACATAGCTTTCGGGGATTGCTGTATGAGCGTTTCTATATGGGCTCATATTTTCAGCAGTGTCTTCCTTACGTGTAGGACGCAACATATCCATTAAAGGAGCAACGGCAGCATTTACAGAGTATCCAATTGCACCAAAATAATTGGTTTCATTGTTTGTAGAACGATTATTAGGATATGCCTTCTTTCCTTGAATACCATAATCACCTGTTGTAGGATTTGCTTTATTGGAAGCACCAGCAACACCAATAGGTTTGGCACCTAATTCAATATTACGTGACTTTTGATATTTACCAGAAACATATTCACCATTATTGTAATGTCCGGCAATACCAGCGTATTCACGTCCAACTTCTTTACGATTTGTAAAACGGTCAATTTGTATAGAACGTGCGGTTTCACCTTTTTCTAAACCTCCGGTTGTGAACCAACGATCCATTCCATTTTCATAATGACGATCGGGACGATTTTTTTCAAATTTACCTTCCATACCAATTTTTTTGATATGTGATACTGCTGGACCTTCACGTCCAAGAACAGAAATACCACCAGCACGAGGATTATTGGCAGTACGCAATTCATCAACCGTTTTTGGTTTCCATTCGTCACGAGACATCATACCCGCATTAAAACCATCACTTCCTTGTGTATTATATCCTAAACCTAAACCAGGGGCAACTTGTTCTTGATCGAATGGCAAAACATTAGACATTTTCATACTAGCATTTACACGGGATTGATAAAAATCATTTTCATTTGGAGCTCCATGCGACCATTGATAATTTTCATTTGGTGCGAATAAAGGCATTTGTTCCTTTTTTGTGACATCTTGTGAACCAGCGCCTGTATAATTATCCAAAATAGATTCGGATGTGTTTTCATCTAAAACCATTGTATGGGATTTTGAACCAAAATAGGGAACCATGTTATTGTGTTCGAAATAATTACCAGATACTTTTTCTCCCGTTAAAGAATAATATTCACCATCAGTAGGACTAGCCGATGATAAACCAGTAACATCAAAAAATTTATCAGTATAAGCAGAACCGCTATACTTATTTGTAGCAGCTAATTGTGTTGTCTGGTCTTCTTCGTGATTCAATATAGGATATTCTTGTGGATAATTTTTATTTGGTGTATTCACATTGGGTAATCTTGTATCATTAAAACCCTCCTTTTTCTTTGTGTTTTTGTTAACTACATATAGTGAACCTAATGCAAATAGAGGAATTACAGCTTCCATTAATTATTATATAGTTATATAAAATAATTATATATTTTTCGTCATTACAAAATGGACTTATGACTTATATTTATCTTTTACTAAAATACGAGAACTTGAATTATTATCAAAATCCATCTCTGTATGTGCTTGTGGATTTACTATTGGTTTTTCCCAACGGTTCATTTCTAAATCTACATACATCCATGCGGGATGTGTATAACGTGTTTCTTCTACAAATGGTTTTTGAGACGCATATGAGAGACTATACGAATCACTCGTGTGTTCTTTGTAGTTATTTAAATTAATATTATCACGATTATATTTACGAGACAACCCTTTCAAATCACTTTCCAATTCGGTACTATTTGAATGTGCGTTTGAACCCCATTTCTGTAATCTAATATGAGCGTCTTCCAAAAATGGTAATTGAGAACCTGGACCAGGTGTGTTTAACATATATCTTCCAATGAAACTACTTTCTTCTATTTGTTTTTTTATACGTGCATCATCATCGTGAAAACGGGTAAATGACATTGTTAATTTAATATATATTCCGATAATATTTTATTATATTATCATTTGGAACAAAATAAATATTAAACAGTAAATAGTAATATATATTATATTTGTAATTATGCTTTGTCTAAATATGATTGTAAAGAATGAGGAAAAAATTATACTTCGCCTATTAGAATCTGTTATTAATTACATTGATTATTATTGTATTTGTGATACTGGTTCAACTGATAATACAAAGCAAATCATTAAAGATTATTTTTCTAATAATGGGATTGATGGATTATTATTTGATGAATCATTTGTAGATTTTGAATACAATCGCAATATTGCTTTTCAGCGTGCTTGTTCTCTTCCCGTCACGCACATTTTATTTATTGACGCAGATATGATTTTTGAATCTAGTATTTCCGTGTCCGATTTTAAAGAAAAATATGTTAATAAAGATGCTTGTTATATATATCAAGGTTCTCTTAAATGTAATTATAAAAATGTTCGTATTGTTCGTGCAAACACAGAATATAAATATATTGGTGTGACACATGAATATTTTGATACCTGCAATACATCTAATACATATGACTTTATTGAAAGTGAGGTGATTATTAATGATGTCGGGGATGGTGGTTCCAAAACAAATAAATTTCAACGGGATATTCAATTGCTTTCAGACGGATTAAAAAATGCGCCGAATAATTCACGCTACGTATTCTATTTGGCAAACAGTTACAAGGATAATGGGGATTATGATAACGCAGCTAATTATTATCAACGGCGTATAGATATGGGTGGGTGGATACAAGAACTATGGTGTTCGTATTATTATATGGCTCAATGTTATTATCATATGAATAAAAAGGATGTTGCTATTTTTTATTGGTTAAAGGGAATTCAGATTTATAATGAACGTATCGAGAATATTTATCATTTGATAAAACATTATCGTAGTGAATGCTCTTATGAACTAGCCTATAATTTTTATTTACTCGCGAAACGACTTGTAAATGGAAAACCACTCACAGGACATTTATTTTTAGAAAAGGACGTATATTTATATAAACTCGATTATGAAATGACAATTATTGGATATTATGTAAATGCAACATCGAAAGTAAATAAATTATACAGAGAGTTATTATCCTTGGATTTCGTTGAAATGGAATACCAACACAGTTTGTTTGATAATTATATATTTTATACTAAAACTCTTTCAAAGGAATATACTACTCAAACAATTAATTGTCCCTCTATTGCAGGATTTTACCCTAGCTCTCCCTCTTTTGTTATGAAAGACGGTGAAGATACACAACCATGTGATGATATATTATTTATGAATATACGATATGTTAATTATAAAATACGTTCTGATGGTTCATATGAATACAATGGCGTTATACAAACAAAAAACATTATCATGGATTATCATTATGATACTAATATAACAAATAATACTCATGAAAGCGATTATAATGCGACAACTGACAATAATTTATATAAAGGAATAGAGGATGTACGATTATTATCTATAGACGACAAAATATATTATTCGTCAAATGTTGGAATGGCGGACGGTGTCATCAAAATACAGATTGGTTCATATGATTATAATAACAATAAATACTCTGGAAACATGGTTGATAGTCCTATGAATAGAAAGTGTGAAAAGAATTGGGTATTATACAATACGAAGGATGGTCTAAATATTATTTATCAATGGTATCCATTAATTACTGGTTCATTATTTTCATTGAACGATAAGACAGTGTTTGTGAAACAGGATATAGATTATGACGTTGGAAATCACAAATATCATTACTTGTCAGGACTGCGAGGTTCTACAAACGGTATTTATATAAATAATCACTGGTGGTTTATCGCACATAAAGTACATTTGCATACAAATCAAAAACGTTATTATTATCATATTTTATTAAGAATGGATAAAAATTATAACATTAGATATTCGGATTATTTTACATTTGAAGGACATCCTATTGAATACTGTTTGGGATTTGATTACTCCCATTCAAGTAAATCATTTTATATCGGATATAGTGTAAATGATAACATTAGTAAAATAATGAAAATACCATATTTATCACTGGAAAAGATAGTGGTGTAAAATTGAATAATAATATTGTTTACAATGGTTGTAAATAATATTGAAAGAATATGATTGGAGATTTGGAAGACATTGTTTCGAATGGAAACATGGAATATCATGAAAATATGGAATATCATGAAAATATGGAATATGATGAAAATATACTAATAAATACTCTAAATAATTTACATCATTGGATCATTGCTGTATATAATGAAAATAAAGAACAATTAAAAGAAAAAGAGATAATACGCAAATTACGTAATGAAGTTCCACGAAAAATACAAGAGAATATGCATCCACATAAATTACAAATTAAAAAAACAACATTATTATTTCACTACAAGAAATTATTGGCACAGAATAAAGTAAAAGAAAATGGGATATTACCAATGATATTGATGAAAAAACCATCGAATGATATATCTGGAATAAACCAAATTACAATATTGACGTCACCACGTCCAAACGGTCAGTCATTTAGTTGTAAACATGACTGTTTCTATTGTCCGAATGAACCCGCTCATGAAGGAAATAATTGGACTCCACAACCCCGTAGTTATTTATCAAAAGAGCCCGCGGTTCAACGCGCCAATCGTAATAATTTTCATCCTTATAAACAAACATATAATCGATTAAATTCATTATTTATTTGCGGTCACAAGTGTGATAAATTGGAATTCATCATAGAAGGAGGTACTTTTACGGAATATCCTAAAAAATATTTACAGTGGTTCTTTACGCAGTTCATATATTGCGTAAATGTATATTTTGACAATACACCACATAGAGAGCCATATAGTTTAGAACGTGAAATAGAAATTAATCAGAACTCTAAATGTAGAATAATTGGTATTTGTATTGAAACTCGTCCGGATGCAGTATTGGAAATGGATGAAGATGGGGTTCCATGGCTAAAAACATTATTATGTTGGGGCGTCACACGAATTCAATTGGGATTACAACATATTGACGATTATATATTGAAAAAAATCAATAGAGGTCATGATGTAAAACAAGCCATAAAAGCAATTGAAATATGTAAAAATAACTGTTTTAAAATCGACATTCATTTGATGCCAGACTTACCTTATTCCACACCCGAAATAGATAAAGCGATGTTTGATGTTGTATATGAAAAGGAGGATTTTCAACCAGATCAAATTAAGATTTATCCATGTGAAGTTGTACCTTGGACCAAGATTGAAAAATGGTATAATGAGGGGTTATATCATCCTTATGGTAAAACTACACATTTAATGGAAGATGTTATTAAATATGCAATGACGCGGTGTAAACCATGGATACGGCTTCCACGAGTGGTTCGTGATATCCCAGAAACTTATATTTCGGGTGGATTGAAATGCGGTAATATGCGACAGGTAATTAACGATAAACTACATAAAGATAATCAATCCAGTATGGATATTCGGTTTCGTGAAATCGAACGACATCCTGAATATGATTTGAATGAC